GAACTTTATGCCAAAAAAGCTGCGTTGGATGTGCGGTATTGGAATGCCCAGTACATGCAGAACCCTGTATCCGAAGAGGGCGCTCTAATAAAGAGGGAGTGGTGGCAGATCTGGGACAAAGATGAACCTCCGCAGTGCGAGTTCACCATCATGAGTCTGGATGCGGCACAGGAAGCTACGAACCGGTCAGACTACAACGCACTTACTATGTGGGGCGTCTTCTTCAATGAGGAAACAAACAATTACGCGATCATATTATTAAATGCGATCAAGAAACGTCTGGAGTTTCCAGAGCTAAAAGAGTTGGTGCTTGAGGAATATAAAGAATGGCAACCCGACGCGTTCATGGTTGAGAAGAAGTCCAACGGCGCGGCGCTGTACCAAGAGTTTAGGCGCATGGGTATACCCTGCCAAGAGTTCACCCCCGGCAAAGGACAAGACAAGATTGCCCGTGTCAACGCAGTTTCCAGTTTGTTCCAAGGGGGCGTGGTCTTTGCGCCGGACAGACGATGGGCAAAGGATGTCATAGAAGAATGCAACGACTTCCCTAGCGGAGCGAACGATGACTTGGTAGACTCTACAACACTGGCTCTATTGAGATTCCGGCAGGGTGGATTTATTCGTCTGGATACCGATGAGCCAGAAGACACTTTCGTCAGGAAAATGTTCCGCAAAAAAGCGGCGTACTATTGAGGACTCACATGACTACACAAAAGTTTATGGGACGCAATCAGTTGGTTGACAGACTTGCAGCACAGGTTGGCAACAAGGACACAGCAATCGCCATACTCAAGAAGCGCGGGCAGATGACTGCAAGCGGGACATTAACGGCAGCAGGTCAGAAACGGAACATGATGACTGCCGAGGAGCGGGCAAAAGATCGGGCGGCTAAAAGTACAGGTCGGCCTACGAGAGACTTCACATATTCAGCCCAGACAAACAGGGCAACTTTAAAGGGTAAATGATGGCAACAAATATGGATAAGGCAGTCTATACAGACGCACCCCAAGGCATTGAGCAACTTGGTGAGGAGCAAGAGCCGATTGAGATCACAATCGAAGACCCAGAAGCAGTAAATATTAAAGGCCCGGGCTTTGAGATTGACATGGAAGAAGCTGAGGATGAAGACGAGTTCAATAAAAACTTAGCTGAGGAAATGAGTGAGGATGAGCTAGTACGTTTAGCCGGTGACCTCATGGGAGATTATGAAGCTGATGTCTCTAGTCGCAAAGATTGGATCCAGACTTATGTAGATGGTTTGGAACTGCTAGGTATGAAGATCGAAGAGCGTATGGAGCCTTGGCCCGGCGCGTGTGGTGTTTACCATCCTATCTTGAGTGAGTCTGTGGTTAAGTTTCAAGCTGAGACCATGATGGCTACGTTCCCAGCGGCTGGCCCAGTTAAGACTCAGATTATTGGCAAAGAAACCCCAGAGAAAAAGAAAGCTGCTGAGCGCGTTCAAGCAGATATGAATTATCAGTTAACGGACGTGATGAAAGAGTACCGTCCTGAGCATGAGCGTATGTTATGGGGCTTGGGTCTGGCAGGCAATGCGTTCAAGAAAGTGTACTTTGATCCTAGCTTAAACCGTCAGGTGTCAATGTATGTGCCAGCAGAGGACGTAGTTGTGCCTTACGGAGCTTCAAGCTTGGACTCTGCGGAGCGTGTTACACACGTTATGCGCAAGACTGGGAACGAGTTAAAACGTCTCCAGCATGAGGGATTCTATCGTGATATTGACTTGGGTGATCCAGTCAATGTGATGGACGAAATTGAGAAAAGAATTGCTGAGAAGCTTGGGTTCAGGGCGTCCGAAGATGATCGTTTCAAGCTCTTAGAAATGCAAGTTGAGTTGGACTTAGCAGGTTACGAGCACACCGACGAAGAAGGTGAAGAGACGGGCATTGCGCTGCCGTATATCGTGACGATTGAGAAGAGTTCAGGACAAGTATTAGCTATTCGCAGAAACTGGAGACCAGAAGATGAACAGTGTCATAAACGTACTCACTTTGTGCATTACCCATATATTCCGGGTTTTGGATTTTACGCTTTCGGTCTTATTCATCTTATTGGTGCTTTTGCCAAGTCTGGTACTTCTATTCTCCGTCAGCTTGTTGATGCTGGTACTTTATCGAACTTACCGGGTGGTTTTAAAACACGAGGACTTCGTTCCAAAGGGGATGACACCCCAATAAGTCCCGGAGAGTTCCGTGACATGGATGTACCTAGCGGTTCTATCCGTGACAACATTATGCCTCTGCCATACAAAGAACCTAGTCAGGTTCTGGCAGCTTTACTTCAGACAATCATTGATGAGGGCCGTAAGTTTGCGGGTACGGTTGATTTGCAAATAGCTGATATGTCTGCTCAATCCCCAGTTGGGACTACGTTGGCAATTCTTGAACGTCAGTTGAAGACTATGAGTGCGATTCAAGCTCGTGTCCACTACTCGATGAAACAAGAATTCAAGCTCTTGAAAGAGATCATCCGTGACTATACTCCCGAGGAGTACAGCTATGACCCAGAAGAAGGCGGCAGGCAAGCTAAGCAAGCTGACTATGACATGGTTGATGTCATACCTGTTAGTGACCCAAATGCAGCAACGATGGCCCAAAAGGTTGTCCAGTACCAAGCAGCATTACAGCTGGCGCAAACCGCGCCACAACTGTATGACTTACCTCAGTTGCATCGCTAGATGTTAGATGTGATAGGTATTAAAAACTACCAGAAACTTGTTCCAATTGCAGAGGACATGAAGCCTCGTGATCCAGTCACAGAGAACATGAACATACTTTCTAGTAAGCCTGTCAAGGCGTTCTTGTACCAAGATCACAAAGCGCACATTGCCGTTCACATGGCGGGTATGCAAGATCCTCATGTACAAGAAATGGTGGGCCAGAATCCTCAGGCAGCACAGATGTTGCAAGCAGCTATGTCAGCACATATTGGCGAACATTTGGGTATGGAGTACCGTAAAGAGATTGAGCAGCGTATGGGCATTCCTTTACCTCCCTACAACGAGGAGAAGGATGAAGTTGAGATGTCTCCTGAGGTTGAGGTTCAAGTTTCTCAGTTGGCGGCGCAAGCAGCACAACAGTTGTTACAACAACACCAGCAAGAATCTCAGCAGAAGAAGGCCCAACAGCAAGCGCAAGATCCGCTTATTCAGTTGCAACAGCAAGAGTTGCAGATTAAGCAGGGCGAATTGCAGCGTAAGTCTCAAAAGGATATGTCGGACATGCAAGCAAAGATGGCTCAGATCCAAGTTGAAATGAAGCGCATCGAGTCTAACCAAGAGACAGAAGGAGCCAAGCTTGCATTGCAACATCAAAACAACGAAGCTAAACGTGAAGCTCAACATCAGTCTGAAGGCTTCCGCACAGGTATAGATGTAATTAAACACAGAGAACAGTTAAGCCACCAAGGTAAACAGCAAGATCGACAACTACGTAATCAAATCCAAAAGCCTCCGGCTACGAAAGGTGAATGATGTCTTACGAAGTACAAAAAGCATTGAGCTTAATGATTCAAAGAATTGACGATAAAGTCAAACAACTCGAAGAGGCTTTAGGGGCGAGAGCAGCTAAGTCATACGACGAGTACTGCGGGATGTGTGGGGAAATTACAGGTCTGCTCACCGCTCGTAGAAACATCACAGACCTGACAAAAAACATGGAGAATTCGGATGAGTGAAATTTTAGATCTTGGACTGGCTGTTGATCTATCAGCAATCATGCACAAGAACGCGGAAGAAAAAGCGACACAGTTACCAAAGCCTTCCGGCTACAAAATCTTGTGCGCAGTCCCCGAACAAGACGAGGAAATTGAAGGTAGCGAAATCGGTTTAATAAAAGCAGCGGAAACTATGCGATACGACGAACTGCTCACCACAGTTTTGTTTGTTGTTGACCTAGGCCCAGACTGCTACATGGACAAGGCAAAGTTCCCAACTGGGCCTTGGTGTCAAAAAGGTGATTTTGTGTTGACTCGACCCAACGCAGGTTCACGTTTACTCATCCACGGACGAGAATTCCGCATCATTAACGACGATTCAGTCGAAGGTGTTGTAGAAGACCCACGTGGCATCAAACGCAAATAAGGAGCGTACATGTCTAGATTTGGCGGCGAATATAAATTTCCCGATGAACTCGAGGAAGAAAAGAATACCCAAGAGGTAGATATCACTATTGAGGATGATGAAGTCGAAGTAAAAATCGTCGATGACACACCCCAAGAAGACCAATTTGCCACACCTCCATTGGACGAAAACACACAGCAAGAACTTGAAAATGCTGATGAGTCCGAAGAGTACACCAAGAACGTAAAAGTCAAGTTCAAGCAATATAAAAAGGCTTGGCATGATGAACGTCGGGCAAAAGAAGCTGCTTTCCGGGAACAGAAAGAAGCTCTTACAGTAGCTGAGCGCATTCTAGATGAGAATAAAAGACTCAAATCTATGTTGCAAACCGGCGAAAAAGAATTAATTTCCACGTACCAAAATTCTGCGGAGATGGAGCTTGACAAAGCTGAACGGAATTACAAGGAAGCTTATGACTCCGGTGATTCTGATAAGTTATTGGCGGCTCAGAAAGAGCTAGTTCGGGCAGAGATGAAGCTTGATAAAGCAAAACATTTCAAACCT